GCTTTTACAGGAAAACAAGTAGATATCGATGGCAACTTAATAATTGGAACAAACTCGTCAAACACTGTAACGATTACAGGTTCAATAGATTTAGGCGCACTAAGTTAAAATATATTGACTGCGTAAGTCAAAAATGATAGAAAGGTTATTATGAGTACAAAAGTTTCACCATTTATGGGTGGTCTTGGAAGAGACGTCACAAATAAGTTTGAAATTACTGATAACGCAACTGTAGTTATCGGTACTGAAGGTTCTACTGGTAACCTTGAACTGGGTCACAACTTAGTTGTAGGCAATTCTATCACAGCATCTGGTAATGTCATTGTTGGTAGCCATGCAGATAATGTTGTAGCTGTTACAGGTAATGTTACAGTAAGTCAAGACCTTACTGTAAGTAATTCAATTTTTGTAACTGAAGACATTCATGTTGGTGGAGACTTTAACATAGGCTCTCACACAGATAACTCACTTGCTGTAACAGGTAGTATTTCTGCAACTGTTGATATAACAGCTACAAGAGATTTAATAACTTCTAATACACTTCATGTAACAGAAGATATCTTTGTGGGCGGAGATGTAACTATTGGAAGTCATTCAGATAATACATTCACAGTCACAGGTGTTTTTGACTGCGGAGCATTAAGTTAAGGAGCAATAATGAGCACACAACTACAACTAAGAAGAGGAACAACCGCACAGAACAATTCGTTTACTGGGGCGGTTGGTGAACTCTCAATTGATACAGATACCGATAATATTCGAGTACATGACGGGGCTACCGCTGGCGGTATTGAAATTATTCCAGCAGGTACAATCGTTGCATATGGCGGTGCTTCTGCTCCTACTGGTTGGCATCTATGCGATGATACTGCTTTAAGTCGTACTACTTATGCTCGTTTATTTGCTGTTATCGGAACAACCTACGGTGCAGGAGACGGCTCTACCTTTAATGTTCCAGACCTTCGTGATCGTGTCCCTCTTGGTAAGGGAACTAATATGAACACCCTTGGTGCAGAGACCGCAGGTATTGCTGCATCAGCTGTGATGGCTTCAGCCACAGTGACAGGTGAAACAACCGCAGCAGGAACTACAGGATCTGATGGTGATGGTGACTTGACTGTAACAACTGATACCTTTGCATCTTCTGCGAAAGACTCTGCAACTGCTACAGCGGTAATATCAGTATCACAGGCTGCTCACACTCACTCAATTCCCTCATTAACCGTCAATGACTTTACCGTAAATACAACCTTGCCTAACCAAGTTGTAAATTATATAATCAAACTGTAATAACAAATCGGAGGGGAAATTGATTTATTATTCAGTGCGCTATAAAAAAGCTGGTTCATTGTTTTGGCAAAAAATCAAAGATGTGACTACAGATGGGATTACCGAAGGCGCGCAATCCCGTTTTTTCATTTTAAAAGATAAAACAAGAATAGAATTGCCCGTTTCTTGTCATTTTATATTTGGTAGTGAACGAGCTGATTTAATAGAATATTTAAGACGTGAGGAAAAAAATAAAATTAATAATCCAATCGCTCACGCGGAGTAACAATGGCTGATAATACCAGAGAACTCGATCAAATACAAACTGAGCTTGATCGACTTCATGAACGTTCACAAACCAATAAAGCAACTATCTCCGCACATGAGGCTGTGTGTGAAGAACGCTACGCTCAGATTATTTCAACACTGACCGCATTGAGTGATGAAATGAAAACAATGCATAAAAAGTTGAACGATGTGAACGACCTTGCTTCTCAAGGTAAGACCTCTCTAAGAACACTTCTATGGGTTGGTGGTGTTGTAGCTAGTATCATTGCTACTCTTTCTCTTTTACTTGGTATTCTTCCTAAATAATGTCAGATAAATTTTTCCGTTTAAATGTAGATAAACTTCTTACACGACTTCCTGTACCTGTGCAGTTTAATGAGTCTCAAAAAGCTATGATTGAAGGCTTAAACGAAAATCGTTTCTTTGTACATATTGCAGCTCGTCGAACTGGTAAGTCTTATGCAGCTGCTATACTTGCCTTTGCTAAACTTTTAGAACCTGGTCAGCAAGTGATGGTGGTTGCCCCTAACTTTTCTCTCTCATCTATTATATGGGACTATGTAACAGACTTAATTAAACAACTTGAGATTGAGGTTGATCGATTCAATCAAAAAGATAAAGTTGTAAAACTCATTAATGGTTCTATATTTAGATTACTTTCTGCTAACAATAGAGACTCTTTAGTTGGCCGTGCGGCTAACCTCCTAATTGTTGATGAGGCGGCTATCATTCCCAATGATGAATATTATACCCGTGATTTACGTCCTGCACTTTCTACATTTAAAGATTCTCGTTGTTTGTGGATTTCTACTCCCCGTGGCAAGGGTAATTATCTTTACTCTTATTTTTTAAGAGGGCAAGATCAAGAGTATCAAGAATGGGGGTCTTCTCTACATACTTGGAGGGCTAATCCTCTATTATCGGAGAATGATATTGAAGAAGCGAGAAAATCTATCACTCGTGCTTTGTTTGCTCAAGAGTATGAATGCGAATGGACAACTACTGAATCACAAATTTATGAAGCTTTAGATGAGTCTAAACATATTAATGACTACGTGGGTGAACGTTTTGCTGAAGTTCTAGCAGGGCTTGATGTGGGTTATCGAGATGAAAACGTTTTTGTTGTTATCGGTTATGATGGTGAGAATTATTTTATAATTGATGAATACATATCAAAAGAATCTACTACCTCTGAACTAGCAGCTGCTATACAAGAAAAAATTGATGAATGGAATATTGATTCGATATACATAGATTCAGCGGCACAACAAGTAAAAGCTGACTTTGCCTATGACTACGACATTTATTGCGAAAACGCTATAAAATCTGTAAATGATGGTATTAATTTTTTACAAGTGTTAATAGAGTCTGACAGACTCTTTTTTGATACAATGGGTGCTTCCCACACCTTTTCTGCAATGAGTTCATATAAATGGAATCCTAATACTGAAACACCTAAACCAATTCATGATTGGGCTTCTCACCCTTGTGATGCTGTAAGGTACGCAATTTATACACATTCTAAAATGAGTAATATTTCAATCTATGCGTAAAGATATTCGACTTATTGTTTTAAATTATAATCGTAGAGAAAATGTGGCTAAGATAGTAGATACTTATAAAAATTTAATACCAATTACAGTTGTTAACAATAATCCAAAGGAAATGTTTCCGTATCTAAGTTATCCAGTTGATGTTATTAATAACCAAAAAAACTGGTTGTGTATGGAAAGGTGGCATAGGTGTTTTGATTATGGCGAAAAATATAAATTTATAATTGATGATGATTTACTTCCACATCCTTCCTTGCTGTACACTATGATTAAAAAAGACCTAGATATAATAGGCATATATGGTAAATCTGGGGTAAAATCTGCTACAAAATATGAAGATTTAAATGACCATTGGTGTGTCGATAGTAAAGTTGATTTTTTAGTAGGGTCAGCCATACTTGTAAAACAAAATGCTCTAGACAAAATATATGACTCTATTATGAAAATTGGATATCCTGAAAGAGGTGATGATATTATTATTTCATATCTGCTTAAGAAAGAACTTAATTTACAGCATTTAAACACTGTAGCAGGAAAAGTTTTAAATTTACCTGAAGGTGATGTTGGTTTAAACAAAAATAGTAATCACTATTCTATGAGATGGAACATATTAGAAAAATTTAAAAATAACTCTTGGACAGATAATGAAAGTGTAGTAAAGTGAATAAATTAAAGCGTATTCCTATTAAATATATTAGAGACTTCATCAAAAAAGATTATAAACTTCGTGATGAATGTTATATTTGTGGGTCTAAAGAAAAATTAGAGTTGCATCATTTATTCAGTGTAAGTGAGCTTTTTAATAACTGGTGTGACAAAAACAAAATAAATGTTATAGAAGACGTTGAAACGATCAACAAGTTACGGGTTGAGTTCTCACAAGACTGTGAGTCTGATCTAAGTCATGAAAAC